CTGGCACAACGAACGCCGCAATCCGCCCACCGACATCTCCACCAAAAGCATCAGTCAACGCCTTCCTCATAGGCCAAACTCCTTCAATATCAAACACTTGATTTCCCTCACTCAGCTTCACGCCAAAAGCTTCACGAACTGACACCGCCAAAGGTGCGTTGACTTTGACCTCTCTGCCCGATTCATATCCATTGACAGACACCTGTTTCCCCATCATGAGACGCAAGAATTTCGCCATCACATACCAGCATTGAAACTGTCGGATATGTCTGACTGCATAGATGCTGTGATCAAAATTGACACCCAAATTGTTCATCACAAAATTGTGCAATCCTGCTGTCAAAATGCCCTCACGTTTCTCCTCTAACATGTGGTCTTGCCCTTTCTCAATTGTAACAGCATGTGTCAACACTCGAGACATCTCAGCCATTGGCATGAGAATAAACAACTTTGACCATGTCTCGCGATATTCCAACCTTCTGCCACAGAAATGAGGAATGTCGTCCACATGATCCATCAAGCTATCATTCAACCCTAGCATGACTGACCCTTCTATCTTCAATTCATATCCTGTAAACCTCGAATAGAATTTTCTGAACAAAGCGTCAAAGTATTTCATCCCAAACCCATGCGGAGCAAAACCGAGATCAACAATCGTCACACCTGGGTTCCTCAACACGAACATCCTATTGTCATCACCCACAATCTCTGATCGCGTTGAAATTGGTTTGTTGTCACTTGTCGCCTGTAACAACCAATTTTCTTGGACACCCAACGTTGCAAAATCATGATGGTCCTTTCGCCCATCCACAAAATCAGAAAGTATGGAATCTCCTACACCACTACCGTCTTCCTCAAAACCCCGACTCCCGATCAAATGCATCAACCTTTCTGTGTAATTGGCTGTAAGTTCAACAAAAGCCCTGTTTGTCACACAATTCATGAACAAGGTTAACGGATGACCGCTTGGGTTCCCACCTGGCTTAACATACACTTCAACAAAGTCTTCAACAGGAAAAACCAAAGTGGAAAAGGCTGTGGTCACCATGTTCGTATCCAATGCATTCGCAGGCACTCCCGTATTCCAAACCATCGGGAGCAAGAAATCATTGAAGAAACTACGAATTGCCCACACTGGTAAACCACGATCATAGCCAGTAATGTCATAAGAGAAGCATCCACAAGATTCTTGGATCAACATTGCCCTGTGAGACCTCAAACCAACATTAGGGTCCTCACCAACAAAATCCAAGTCAAACGGACACGCACACCCAGTCCTGTCATGGTGTGCCCATGCTTCCGTGATCTCGCCGAAGAAATAAGAGTAAAACAACTTGCAGTACACATCACAACCTTGAATGGATCTTCCTTTCTTTTGCACCAACTTTTTCAAACTATATTTGTCAGCTTTCCCAAAAACCACAAATGGGAAATCAATCACAGCACCCTCCAAAAATCGCATAATGATTTGAGATGTTCGGTATATCAACCCTCTTCCCAAGCCATACCGATTGTAAGATTCAGGAACAC